ACCATCAAGATATTGAAATGATTACTTCTGAGACACCTCATAAACTAGCAGAAATTATTAGAGATACTTGGCCAAATCTTTACAGACCAGCGAAAGAGACTTATAATACAAAAAATAATCTACAAAAATTAAAAGATAAATGAAGTTTACAGTTTATTCTAAAGACGGTTGCCCATATTGCACAAAGGTTCAACAAGTGCTAGAGTTAGCACAACTACAGCATGTAGTTTATAAACTTGGAGTAAATTTTACTCGTGAAGAATTCTACTCAGAATTTGGACAAGGATCTACATTTCCTCAAGTTATTGTAGATGAAAAACACATTGGAGGTTGTACAGATACTGTCCAATATCTTAAGGAGCAAAAACTAGTTTAATGGATAATAATTTTCACGAAGTCTACAATGATGTTGAAAAGGCAATTGATTATGCTTTTAATGGACAATTTGTATTGAAGTTTTATGATTATCTAAAAATTCGTGGAACAAAGAAAGTTGAGGTAGATGAGTTCATTGAAAGTACAACTGCCAATGAACTCAGCAATCTTGTAATGGATCTTGATGATTATCTTGAAGGTGGTTCAGATGAAATACATAAACAACTTCGTGAAGGATATGGACATATTCCAAAACCACAAGCAAGAAAAATTAGAAATTACCTATACGGTATATTAGAGGATGCCTGGAAGTATAGCCATGACAAAAGACCAGGGAGACGCAAAAAGCAAACTAAATAAATCAGAACCCCAGATTAATCGGGGTGTTGAGTTATTACTACGCAATAGGAGGAGAAGATCAGAAAAACCAAAAACTTTTCAAGTGAAGTTTGGTAAAATGATCTCTCTCTTCAAAAGAGAGTTTCATTTCTTTATCGACTTCCACTTCGATATAAGGAAAAAATAGAACTCTCTGGAGAAGACAAATGCTAGCAGTAACTCTAACCATAGGAACATTGGTTTCAATTATGTTCTTTTTTGTAGGAGGAGTAGTAGGATGGTTGGCAAAAGAACACTTCTACCAAACTCAACCCGTTTACACACACCCAGAGATGTTTGATTCAAATGGGAATGTAATACCCGACGAAATTTTAGCTGTGAGATTTGAAAATGACTACGACTACGAAGACGAAGAAGAGGACGACGACTGAAAAACCGATTGAGACTCTTCCGGTTAATCCATTTGTATATGAAATTTTAGAACTTGCTTCTAAGCAGAGAAGTAATGCAAAAAAAGTTGAAGTTCTAAAAACCTATGCACATGATTCATTAAAAACTATTTTTATTTGGAACTTTGATGATAGTGTAATTAGTCTTCTTCCTGAAGGTGATGTTCCATATGCAAATGCAGAGGAGCAATCTGTTTATTCTGGAACTTTATCCGATAATTTGAGAATGGAAGCTGCTGGAGGAGAATCTGCTACAGGTCAAGATCTTGATGGTAGAGGTAGAACTTCTCTTCGTAGAGAATACCAAAATCTTTATCATTATGTAAAAGGTGGTAATGCTGGACTTAATACTATTCGTCGTGAAATGATGTTTATTAATCTTCTTACAGGACTTCATCCTAAAGAAGCAGAAGTATTAATTCTTACAAAAGACAAGAAACTAACTGATAAATATAAGATAAGTTTCGAAAATGTCAAAGAAGCATATCCCGATATTCAATGGGGTGGCCGTTCATGACCGCAGTTGTTGGAGAAGATGTAAAAATGGCAGAATACTCAGAAAATCAAAAATTTGTTCTGCCACATGAATATGGATGTGAAATTCTTCTAGAAAAAACAACACTTAGTAAAGCAAAAGATTCTTCATTTCCAAATGATGCATATTTAATTTGGTATATTGAGAATGAGAAAGAGTGTATTGATTTAACTAGAGCTGCAAAAAGAGTAAACCTATTTGATATGTACTATGACAAATATGGCCCTGGTGCAATTCAAAAAATTGATTTTGGATATGGTAGAGTGAACCCTAAACTTTGGGGATATAAACAACCTGAAAAAAAGAAAAAAAGATGAGTGAAGGTTTTAAGGGATTTGCTAAATCGGCAGATGACAAGCAATTTAGACTTTATATTAAAAATAGAGAAGTAAATAAACTTATCAAAGAATATAAAAAACTTAAGAAATATCAAAAATCATCAATCTTTGAGATCGAAAAACTTTCTGGCCAAGAGACAAAGATTGATAAACTAATCAACGAATATGGGATAGATCCTGAAGCAATCGAATAATGGGAAAACATTACCTTCTAAATTTGTACGGATGCTCGTTTGTTCTTTTGGACGACGAGCGTTGTCTTATAGACTTACTAGAAAATGCAGCAGTTGCAAGTGGTGCTACTGTGGTTCAGACTATCTCAAAGAAGTTTGAACCACAAGGAGTTACTGTAATTTGTTTGCTGTCAGAAAGTCATATTAGTATTCATACTTGGCCTGAAGAGGGTAAAGCAGCGGTTGATGTTTATACTTGTGGTGACTGTAATCCTAAGATCGGTTGTGACATTATCATTCAACAACTTTATGCAACAGAACACACGCTCAGTTACATTGAGCGTTAACTAAATACACTATATCTGGAGAAGACTATGCTCTCTACTCAATATCGTTTGCGACTTGAAGCAATCTGTGAACGTATTGCAAAAAGCGAACCTGTAGAGTTAAGTGATATGATTTGGGCAGAAAAACTTGCCAAATCAAATCGTTCTGCTGCAACAATTCTTAGGCAAGCAAGACGCCGTGCTGCTAATCCCGATATGCAAGAAGATAGTCTTGATGGATTTATGAATGCTTTGGATCTTGGAGATCCAGATCCGTCAAATCATAGAAGTAGATTTGACAGTGCTGATGATATTATTGACTTCTTCACTGGAGATAAACCAGAAGATTGGAGACAAAGAGACTAATGAAATCCTTTCAAGAATTTTTATCAGAAGAAGAGAAGTCTTCAAAGAAAACTGCAGGTTATATTAACGAACCAAAAGGAAATGAGAAGTGCTCCAACTGTAATATGTGGAGACCACCAAACGCTTGTACCGCTGTGAGCGGTAAGATTTCTCCTGATGGGTGGTGCAAGTGGCATCAATACGATAGAAAGAACCAAGATTAAGAAATAATAAAATTGGTATAACATTTTACAAACCTACTTGCATAACTATAATATCAGGTCTATAATGACCTTACGTTCATCCAGGTAACTGGACGCAAGTAGGACGGCGGAACGGATCGTTCATTCGCTATTCGCAAATAGCGAACGCAAACCGCCCGAAGGAACGGGGCCTAAAAATCTCATTTCTTTGGAGCAAAACAATGGCAAAAGTAGTATATCGTGGCATCGAGTATGATACACAGAAGCGTCTGGAGTATCAACAGCAGATGATGCAGCAACCTCAACAGTACAACGAAACCTATCGTGGTGTTAAGTTTACTAAGGAGGGTCATAAGTGATGCAAAAACTTAATGTTCTTCAACTCATTAAAGAGCAGAAGCAAAAAGAACAGCGTCGTCATCAAGCACAACTTGCTAATGTAGGTGCAGGAAAATGATTGCTACGATTGCAGCTATTACAGGTGCATCAGCAGCATTCATTTATCTAATTTATTTTGAAGTTCTATTGCTAAACAAGTAATGGAAAATTACCATTACCATCATGATGATATGGATAAGGACAGTAGAGGACCTGCTTGTTATCTTTTAACATATCGTGGATGTCGATATTGGTCTTGTTACCGTATTCATCTGGTGGAATGGTTTGAAAAAATATTTAAATCAGAGGGGTCTTGACACCCCTCTTTTTTTTATGTATAATTACCTTTGTTGAGGTTCATAAAGATGGATAGAGAAAAGCTTAAGCTGATTGTCAGAAACCTTGAGTCTCTGGTAGAATGTTTAAAGTCAGAAGTTTATTCTGATGTAGATTCATACAAGATGAACTACGAAGAGATTTCACAACACATTACTGATTACGACGAAGTATTTTATGACGGAGATGACGATGGATACCCAGATTGATGAGTTTGAGTTTATGAAACCAGAAGTAAAACTCATTAGTGTTACGCCCGATGCAGAGAAGCACATGGCATATTGTGCTAGGGTAAGTAATCCTGCTAATCAAGAGAATGAAAAGTTCTCTGGACTTCTGAAGTATTGTATTCAACATCAACACTGGTCAATCTTCGAACAAGCCAGCATGACTGTTGAGATTAATACTACTCGTGGTATTGCAGCCCAGATCTTGCGTCATAGGTCTTTTACATATCAAGAATTTTCTCAGCGTTATGCTGATGCAAATCTTTTAAACAAAACTATTCCTCTTCCTGAACTTCGTCGTCAGGATGATAAGAATCGTCAGAACTCAATTGATGACATTCCTGATTATCTGCGTCTGACTTTGACTGAAGATATTCGTGTTCATTTTGAGCACTCTCTACGCCTCTACAATCGCCTTCTAGAGAAAGGAGTAGCAAAGGAGTGTGCAAGGTTCGTACTGCCTCTAGCGACCCCTACACGACTCTACATGACTGGCTCTGTAAGGTCATGGGTGCATTATATCGATCTTCGTTCGGCCCATGGAACGCAGAAAGAACACATGGAGATTGCAGAACTGGTACGTTGTATCTTCACTTGTCAGTTTCCTGCTGTATCTGAAGCACTTGGTTGGACTCGTGATGGGTGCTCTGAGTGTAGTGATGCACCTTCTATCACCATCGAATAAATATCTGCATATACAATGGAGGTTTAAATTGCCAACATATCCCGTAGTTAATAAGGAAACTGGTGAACAAAAAGAAGTGACAATGAGTGTCCTTGATTGGGACCAATGGAAACAAGACAATCCTCAATGGGAAAGAGATTGGTCTGATCCAAGCACTTGTCCTTCATCTGCAGAAGTCGGTGAAGTATATGATCGTCTTCGTAAAACTCATCCTGGGTGGAATGATGTACTTCATAAAGCTTCAAAAGCACCGGGATCAAAAGTAAAACCAGTTTGATTAATATGCCAACTAAGAAAAGAAACACTCCTCAGAATCCAGTTCCTTTTGGTATGAGTAATAGGCAAATGAAAAGGAAGAAGCCAATCAATCTTGACCTGATGAGAATTGTCGATCCTTTGACAGACAATCAAGAATTGCTATTCCAAGCATATAAGAAGAATCAAAACATTGTTGCATACGGTGCAGCAGGTACTGGTAAGACTTTTATTACTCTTTATAATGCATTGAAAGATGTACTTGACGAAAGATCACCATACGAAAAAATTTATATTGTACGCTCCCTTGTGGCAACTAGGGAGATTGGTTTCCTTCCGGGTGATCATGAGGATAAATCCTCTCTTTATCAGATTCCATATAAGAACATGGTAAAGTATATGTTTGAAATGCCAGATGATTCTGCATTTGAAATGTTGTATGGAAACCTCAAGACTCAAGGCACAATTAGTTTCTGGAGTACTTCTTTTATTCGTGGAACTACCTTAGACAACGCAATCATTATTGTTGATGAATTTCAAAACTTGAATTTTCATGAACTTGATAGTATTATTACTCGTGTAGGAGAGGACTCTAAGATTATGTTCTGTGGTGACGCAACACAATCTGACCTCGTAAAAACTGCAGAGAAGAATGGTATTATTGATTTTATGAGAATTCTGAATGTCATGCCATCTGTTGATGTAATTGAATTTGGTGTTGAAGATATTGTTCGTTCTGGACTATGTAAAGAATATCTAATTGCAAAAGCGGAATTGAATCTATGACATTTGTTCATCATAATTTTCTAGGTGATATTGAATTAGACTGTAAAACAACAGAAAGCATCCGTCTCTATAATCTTCCTAATGGAGATTGGGTGCCTTCTATTACATCAGTGACTTCTTTTTATAATCGACAAATCTTTGCTAAGTGGAGAGAAAGAGTTGGTATTGAAGAAGCAAATAGAATCACTAAGAAAGCAACAGCAAGAGGAACTGATTTTCACCAAGTATGTCAAGATTATCTTGAAAACAAGGAGTTAAACTGGGATGATTATCAACTCCTGACAAAACACATGTTCCATCATGCTAAACCATATCTTGATAAGATAAATAATATTCATGCAATTGAAAGAACACTCTACTCAGAATATCTTGGTCTTGCAGGAAGAGTAGATTGTATTGCAGAATATGATGGTGAACTTGCTGTCATCGACTTCAAGACATCAGAAAAAATTAAACCTGAAGAGTGGATTGAAAATTACTTTGTACAAGAAACATTCTATGCAGCAGCATATTATGAACTCACAGGTCAGGTAGTTAAAAAACTTATTACACTAATGGTTACTCCTGGTGGAGAAGTGAAAGTATTTGACAAAAGAAACAAAGGCGATTATATTAAACTATTAGTTCGTTATATTAAAGAATTTGTACATCACAATACTGGGTCAAATGGAGAATGAGTTAGAGAAAGTACTAGAGAGTAAATTCTTCTGCCCTTCTCGGTTTGCACAGGAGATCGAATCTCTGGTGCAGACAAATGAAGATATGAACTATATTGATGCAATTGTTTACTTTTGTGAGAAGAATAACATTGATGTAGAATCAGTTCCTAAGTTGATTTCAAAACCACTAAAGGAAAAGATTAAATATGAAGCAATGGAACTTAACTTTCTAAAGAAAACTTCCCGCGCAAAATTGATTTTTTGAATGATGCCCGTTGATGCTTATAGGCAGTATCTTGCCTTAAAGAATCACTTTACTAAAGATAGTTATGACTATCATAAGTATTGTGGTAAAAGTCGTGCTACAGTGCAATCTTTCTATAAACGGAAGGACCGATTCTGGTTTGAAAAGATTGCAAGACAAAAGACAGATCAAGAAGTTGTTGAATTCTTTGTATCAAACTTTATCACCTGCACTGATCCAAGTAAGCTTTGGATAGGAGAAATGATACGCGAAGGTGAAAGTAGATACGAACAATGGAAGAAAAGAAATCAATCACTTTCTTATGTCTTCAAAGAAGAAACTCAAAGTTTATTTGAGAATAAAAAAGTCGATGATGTATTTGACTGTTCTAAAGGTCACCCAGTAATTCTTAAAAATTTCCTGAGCGGTAAAATTAGCCCCGAAACAATGGTGATTTATGATAAAATTTTCCTGTTCGGTAAACATTTTGATAAGAAACTCCAAGATCCAGTGTGGGAAACCGTCAGTAAAAAGATCAAAAAGTACAGTCCATTCCTAAATATTGATGTACTTAAATATCGTAAAATCTTAAAAGAAGTTGTTTTGGGAGATCAATGAGTTTCTTTAATTCCGAAGTCGTCCGTGCAGAGATGACTGAAATATCTGAAATGCAAGAGGAAGTATACAAAAATGTATTTGAATTTCCTCGCATGAGTAAAGAACAAAAACT